GAAATGTAGCTAGTTTTGAAAATAAACTATTAGAAATAGAAGAAGCTGAAGAAGATCTTATTTTATATGGTTATGCTTGGGTAGCTGGAGTTAAATTTTTAAAATCAAATCCAGATGATATGAAAAAATTAGAAGAACTAAAAGAGCATTATCAAAAAAAAGTAAATGAAATTCTTGATACAAAAATAACAGCTCAGGAATGTGAAAGATATATAAGATTATATTTAGAAGCAGAAGAAGCAGTTCTAAAAGGTCAAGAATATACAATAGATGGACAAAATTTAAAAAGAGCAGATTTAGAACAAATTAGAAAAGGTCGTATTTGGTGGGAAAATAAAAAGGCTCAAATAGAGAGTGGAACAGGAGAAGGAATAAGATTTTTCCAAATAGTTCCTCATGAGTTTTAGGAGAAGGTATGAGAAAAGCTAAGATAAATAAATTAAACCAGGAACTAAAAACTGAAGAACTTAAATACAAAATAGAAGCTATAAAACAACAAAGAGAATTTCTTAATTATAGTCAATCTGGAGCAAGTACAACTAAGATAGCTTTCAAAGGAATGTACAATTCTCTGGACACTACAAAAGATGATATTGAAGATAATAAAGAAATCTTGATGGCTAGATCTAGACAGCTTTTTATGGGAAATCCAATTTCAAGAGGGGCTATTTTAAAAATAAGAACAAATGTTATTGGAGATGGACTCAAATTAAAAAGTAGGATTAACAATTTCTTATTGAAACTTCCAATTGATGAAGTTGAAAGAATTCAAAAAGAAATAGAAAGTATTTGGGAATTGTGGTCCGATAGCACAGAATGTGATATTCAAGGAGATTTAACATTCAATCAACTACAAGATTTAGCTATGATAACTTACTTAATGGACGGAGAGTGCTTTGTCAATCTTCCATATCATCAAAGAAAAAACGTTTTGCCTATTCCAGGACTATCTACTAGCAAGAATGTCTTTGATTCAACTGGTAGAAAACAAATATTAAAGTTGATGGAAAAAGAGAGAGTAGGACAGGTAAGAGGAGTTCCACTTCTTGCTCCAGCTCTTGAAACATTGTCACAACTTTCAAGGTTCTCTAATGCAGAATTAATGAATGCAGTTGTCAGTGCAATGTTTACAGCTTTTATAAAACAAGACAATAATACAGGAAATACTGGAAAAATAGGTGGAGTTGGAGAAGGAATGTTCCAAAAACCTAACGGAAATACAAGAACATATGAAGGAACAGAATTAAGCATGGGTTATGGAAATTTTGGAGTATTAGAACCAGGACAAGACTTAGTTTTTGCAAATCCAAATAGACCAAACTCAAAGTTTGAAATGTTCTTTAATGCACAATTAAAGCAAATAGGAACAGCTTTAGAAATTCCATTTGAAGTTCTACTATCTTCATTTAATGCTAGTTACTCAGCTTCAAGAGCTGCACTACTAGAAGTAGCTAAGATGTATCGTAGAAGAAGAAAATGGATGTCAAGGTCATTTTGCCAACCAATTTTTGAGCAAGTAATTGAAGAAGCAGTTTTAAAAGGATATATAAATTTACCTGGATTTTTAGAAAATCCAATTATGAGAAAAGCATATTTAAAAGCTGAATGGTATGGAAATTCACAAGGTCAAATAGATCCAGTGAAAGAAGTAACAGCATCTATTTTAAAGATTAAAAATGGATTATCTACAACTGAAAGGGAAGCAATGGAATTAAATGGTAGTGATTGGAATGAAAATTTAAATCAACAAGCTATTGAAATAAAAAAGAAAAAGGAGGTTGGCTTAGATGGATATATTAAACCAAGCAAGAAAGAATAAGAATGAATTAAACATTCAAATATATGGTCAAATTGGTGGGTTTTCCTGGTTTGATGAAACTGTAACATCAGATCAAGTCTATAAAGAACTTGAAAACTTTGGAAATGACATAGATGTTATAAATCTTTATATTAACAGTCCAGGAGGTTCAGTAACAGAAGGGTGTGCAATTTATAGTGCTTTAAAAAGACATAAGGCAGTAAAAAATGTTTACATTGATGGACAATGCTCATCAATAGCATCAGTTATAGCAATGGCTGGAGACAAAATTGCTATGAGTCCTGTAGCAACTATGATGATACATAATCCAATTACAGCACTGGCTGGAGATGCAGAAGAAATGAGAAAAACTGCAAACATTTTAGACATTATGAAAGAAACAATTATTAATGCTTATGTTACAAAATCTCATTTAAGTAGAGAAGAAATATCAAATTTAATGGATACAACAACTTATTTTACAGCTAAACAAGCTATTGAAAAAGGGTTTGCAACAGAAGAAATTGTATTTGATGTTAAAAATTCTGAATTTTCAAACTTGGAAAACTTTAAAATAAAACCTAAACAAGTCATTAACAGTGGAAACACTGAAAAAAAAGGAGGAGAGAGCATGGGAGCAAAAAACATGCAGGAGCTAGAAGCTCAAAATAAAGAATTGGTAGAAGATATCAGAAAGGAGGCTATAGCACAAGAAAGAGCAAGAATCTATGATTTAGATGCACTTGATGTCCAAACAAAAGGTAAATGTAAAGACATTATAGATGAAGCTAAATTATCTGGGAAAACAAGAGCTGAAATAGTTGAAAATGTATTAGCAAAGTTTATTGAAAATAATGAAAATACAGAAGAAACTGAAAAAGTTCCTGAAAATAAAAATCCAGCTGATATTTTAAATATCAGAAGACAAGAAAGTAAAAAAGTAGAAGTAGATAATAGAGCACCTGGACAAACTGATGATACAAAAAATTTGATAGCTGATATTGTAAATATGGCAAATGAAGAGTAGGAGGAAATATGAAAAATAAAAAAGAAATACATGAAACAAGTAATTTGAAAAGAGATTTACAGTTTCCATTTTACACAGAAAAAGTGGAATTTGAAGCTGGAGAATATAAAATGGGAGATTTGGTAGAACTAACAACAGCTGGAAAAGTTAAAAAACTGGCTACTGCTGCTGAAATATATGGTGTAGTAACAGATGATTTTACTGCTGATAGTAATGATAAGAAAAACACTATATATTTAACAGGTTCTTTTAATGAAAAATATGTAGATTTTAATGGTAAAGATAAAGCTGAAGTTAAAAAAGCAGCAAGAAAACTTTTAATAATGATTGGATAAAAAAGGGAGGATATATGTCATCAAAAATATTTGGATTAATTGCATTAACAGCCATAATAGAGCAAACAAAAGCACCTAAAAATTTTCTATATAACCTATTAGTAGGGGAAGAAAAACCTGAAAAAGTGGAAGAGTTAGAAATACAGAATAAAGAAGCTGGAAGAAAGAAAGCACCTTTAGTTGGAAAAAGACAACAAGGAGTATTTATAGTTAAAGACTCTTTTGCAGTACAAAGAGTTAAACCAGCTTGGATAAAATTAAAAACAGTCAATGAAGCAGAAGCAGTATTTGAACAACAATTTGGTCAAACTCCTTATGCTGATCCACAAGCAGTTGGAAAACAAATGTTAGCAGAAGCTATGAAAGAATTTAAAAATATAGCATTCAGAACAAGACAATGGATGTTAATTGAAACTTTAAGAACTGGTGTTTGTCCTATGGAAGAAGGAGCACAAGGGGTTAAATATGGAGATATAAATTCAGAAGTTCTTACAGGAAATGATCTATTCAGTAATCCAAATTGTAATCCTATTGATTACCTAGAAAAAAAACAAACAGAAATTCAAAAACAAACAGGAGTTGTAATAGATACAGTAATCTTCTCTCCTGATGTTGCTGGAGCATTTTTAAAAAATGAAAAGGTTAAGGAATATCTAAATACAAGACATGCAAACTATGTTCGTGTAAATGATTCTAAAGCTGAAAATGATGATGGAAGAAAAGAAATAGCATATTTACCTACATTAGGAATAACAATATTTTCTTTTGTTGACTGGTATCAAGACATGGAAACTGGAAATGAAGAACAAGTTGTTCCAGCTAAAACTTGTATAGGAGTAAAAGCTAAAAGCTTTGCATTTAGATATGCTGCAATGTCTTTAAGAACAGAACAAGGAAAACCTGCTCAACTTCTTGTTAAAAAGGAAGCAATAAGAAAATGGTATCCAGATTATAGTGAAGATGAAGAGTTACAATACTTCTCAAGACCATTATGTATGCCACGTGAAGATGTAAAATCTTGGTTCAGTTTGAGAGTAATGTTATTTTAGATAGATATAAAACGATGGGAATTCAAGACTCTTAGTAGGGATTGTTTGAGAGTAATGTTATTTTAGATAGATATAAAACTAAATCCACCAAAACCAAATAATGTAGTTAGTTTGAGAGTAATGTTATTTTAGATAGATATAAAACTTTTTTGTTAAAATAGAGGGCAATAGTATGGTTTGAGAGTAATGTTATTTTAGATAGATATAAAACATAGTATTATAATATCATTCATCTTTAAAAAGTTTGAGAGTAATGTTATTTTAGATAGATATAAAACTAAGTCTATCAGTTGTTGCTAAACCTAATTGTTTGAGAGTAATGTTATTTTAGATAGATATAAAACTCTTTTATTCTCCACGGACACAATAGGGGAGTTTGAGAGTAATGTTATTTTAGATAGATATAAAACTCTTTTGATTGCAGTTGCTGAGTATTTTTCGTTTGAGAGTAATGTTATTTTAGATAGATATAAAACGCTTGGTACTTAAATAAATCAACTGTTATAGTTTGAGAGTAATGTTATTTTAGATAGATATAAAACAAGCAATTGAAGTAGTAAAATTATGCAATAGTTTGAGAGTAATGTTATTTTAGATAGATATAAAACTCAGTAGTCCCAGTTGCATATTGAATAATTTGTTTGAGAGTAATGTTATTTTAGATAGATATAAAACGCAGGAAGATTAATAGAAGATCTTGAAAGAGTTTGAGAGTAATGTTATTTTAGATAGATATAAAACTTAAAAGGTTTTTGCTCAGATATATACTATGTTTGAGAGTAATGTTATTTTAGATAGATATAAAACCTTTTAAAAATGAAGAACACAGGAGGTATAAGTTTGAGAGTAATGTTATTTTAGATAGATATAAAACATTTTAGAACTTGTATAGAGAAGTCTTTAGGTTTGAGAGTAATGTCATTAAAAAATGGTGTCAACGAGTTTTATCAACACCATTATTTTTTTAATTAAATATAGCTTCA